GTTGCACCTACGATATTATCTACTGTTAATGTTGAACCCATTCTCTATCCCCTATACAATCGTTAAGTTACCGTTAACAGTCAAGTTAACAGTTCCAGATGTGGATACAGTCAAAGGCCCAGCACATGATGCATTATCACCAGATGCGATAGTAACACTTGTGTTTAGAGTTGATTCGTTTACACGAAAGATATCACCCTTACCAGAAGAACTATCACCCCTTGAACCATTTTCTCCTTGGAAAAATCCAACACCAAGAGTAACACTGTCTGCGATTTTACCAGAAGTTACAGCATCATCTGCAAGGTCAGCTGCTACAATTTCGCCATCTTTAATAGAACGAGAAGTTACTTGTCTAATTGCCATTTCTTTAATCCTTTATAGTATTTATGCATCATCTTTGTCTGTACCTGTCGTTTCATCGTAATTCTTTGCGTCTTCAAAGAATGATGTTGTTTCGTTAAATCCAAAATCATCATCTGCATCGGCAGAGGCAGGATTAGGTGCGACAGAATATCTTTGTTCTCTCTTAGGTGCATTAACTTTTGAGTCTGTATATTGGTCAACCTGTACAGTCTTAATAACCTTCTGGTCAGTGACAGGGCCGTACAGATAAAATTTAGCAGTGAAATCTAATGTATAGATGATTGCTCGTCTTGTAATCAAATCTGCTTCATAATTATCTTCATAACCAACATTTGTCAAGACAATAGGAACATCTCTAGTTGTACCCATTGCAGTGTTATCATTTAGTGTTACTGTGTAGTCTGGTTGAAAGAATGGAAGAATTTGTTCTACAATTTGCAATGCATCGTCAGAGTTCTTTGCCATAACAGCCATTTGAAAGTCCATGTTATATGGAACAGGCATAAACTGTTGACTCATTGTCTTACCTTGTGCAGACGAATTTACCTTCTTTAATTTTTGAATAGAATTTAGTTTACGAGTAGAATCATAAGAAATAGTTTGAATCTCAAAACCAAGGCGAGGCAAAGTAACCGCAACTTTCTTTGTTATGTTGGGGTCTTCTTGAAGTCTTGCTAACCATTTTTGTTTTGGCCCATATGCAAGAGGAACTTTCATTGTTTGTATTACTTCACCAGCATTGTTCGTGCGAACAAGGTTGATATCATTAAACATCGTTCCAAATGCAACAACGACTTTTCGCATTGTTTCATGGTAAAATTGTTGTCCTAACATATTATCCTACTCTTCCTATATCACCAAACGGATTAGACTCTGTAAAGTCAAGAACGGAATCATCCGCTGTATCAAAGAAATCATTCATTGCGTTCTCATCAATAGTGTCCACTTTATAAGTTTCTAATACTATATAGTGTCCTGTTTCAGACAGGATTGCACCAGTACCATCTTCCATAGACAACTGGTATAGTCCAGCGTCCAGTGAATTATCTGTTTCGATTGCATCAATTTCTGCAATCCCTGTATCAATATCCTCTGAACTATATTCAAAGGTCTTGACTTTTAGTTTGTATGCTGGTATATTATGTACTTGATAGAATGGGTCATCGTGGTCAACGAATGATATTTCAAACATCTTATTTACTTTAGGGAAGTAAACAAGGTCACCCTCATTCGGTCTAGTCTTTACTATCAAGTTTGAATCGCCAGATACTAACTGTTCAAATCTTCTTTTTGCAACAACAAATGTAGCATCATCTTGCATTTGCAAACCAAACTTGGACATGATTTCTTTTTCACCCTCATATCCTTCTACGTTTTCAAAGTACATTTCGATTTGGTATGCGTCACCAAATTTAGACAATACGTCTTCACCCAAGAGATTGTCCTCTTTGATAAGAGTCCTTGGAATGTAGTATACGTCTTGACCATAAATCTTCAACTGCTCTATCATCAAATCTTCATAGAGATGTTGTTCTGGTTTCGTACCTGTGTCAAAATACACGTTTGTTGGCATCAAATTATCCTATCATATAGTTTGGTGGTAACTCATATGCGAGCTGTATTTGTTCTTCTAATTTTTCTATATCAGCGTTTGCTTCCTCAAAAAGTTTTGCACCATTTAATGTCACACCACCTAACATCTGTACACCTTCAAACTTAGAAAGGTTTGCACCCCATTGTCTTTTAATCAGTGCGGTTGTATATCTTTTTAAATAGATGTCATTGAAAACATCTGTGTATGTAGTAGGGTCTAACTTTCTGTAACATTCAATGATGATAAACTCACCAGCAGTTACGTCATTACCCCAATCCATTTCAATGTATAGTCTATTCATATGTTGATTAAAACGAATTGGTTTTTCACCAACAAGAATATGGTCAAGGAAATCTAAGTGTTGCATAGTCATTTGATAATGCAATATAGAAGTACTTGAGAAATCGTATAGGTCATTTAATCTTAACTGATAACGAACATCAAATAGATTTAGATTCGCTTTGTCAGTGAAGTCAAATATCTTGACAACAGACAAGACACTATCTGGTACAGGGATAAATCCCTTACCTTCCAACCAGTTTGCAGTGATTGAATTGTCTGCTTTATCTGTTGCAGTCGTAGTTGTATTAGTCGCAGCTCTGTCGATTTCTGCCTGTGTAATCTGATGTTTCAAGTACATTCTTTCAACACCATCGTAATGATATTGTGCGAAGTATTGTAATGCCTCGTCAATTCTATCATCAACTTGGTCATCGTCAACATTGATTTCAATCACAGGCTTACCAAGAGTTCTAAGACAATACTCTTTTAAGTTTGCTCTTGAATTTGGATTTGCCATTTATTTTTTCCCTTTATTATCTATTTATGTCACCCAAGTGCGACACCCATAGCAATTGCGAATCCTTGTGATGCACCAGCAGCAGTCTGAATACTTCCATCTCCAAATTCAATACCATTTGTTCCCACAACAACTTTACCAGAACCATTCGGTATTATATTAATGTCTCTGTTAGATGCAGATACAATACTATGAGTTACTACATCAAGGTTGCCTCCAAGTTGAGGAGAACTATCATCAGATACATTCTGAATACCAGCACCAGCAAGTGAACTAACAGATGCAAATCCAAGGTTTCCAGAACCATCTGTTTTCAAAACTTGTCCAGCATTACCGTCTGCGACAGGATGAGAAAGTCCATCAAGAATTACTTTACCAGAACCATTTGGTGTAATTGCAATATTACCATTTGATGCAGATATAATTGAGTTACCATTAACATCCAAATCGCCTCCAAGTTGGGGCGAAGAATCATCAGCAAGACTCGCAATACCAGTTGCAGCAACAACAAGGTCTATCGTTCCATCACTATCTTGATATGTTGCAGTAATATTTGTTTCGGTATTACTACTAAACATTGCACCGACTGTATCTTGAATAACTTCAGATAAGTCAATATCAGCAGAACCATTAAATGCAACACCATGAATGTTTCTTGAAGTTGCAAGTGTTGTAGCAGTAGCTGCATTACCAGAAGTGTCTTGATTACCAGATGCATTTACGCCAGGCAAGTTTATATCAGCAGTACCATCAAATGATACTCCACCAATATTTCTTGCATTTGCGAGTGCAGTTGCAGTGTCAGCAACGATTGTTAGATTATTAACAAATGTTGCATTTACTCTACTATCAATCGCAGAGTTTACTCTTGCAGTTGTATGATAAAGATTAGATGAACCTTCTGAAAGGTCATCCGTATCAAAATTTGTAAGGTTTCTTGTGTTTGTAAATGCAGCCCAACCCATGTTTCCATGTGCAGAACATTGATAGTGTAAGACAGAAGGTGTCGTATCTGAGACAATAATTTGTGTATAAGCACCAGCATTGCCAGGCGTTCCACTTGTCGTTACGCCTGTTGTAAATGCAGTTGCTTTAGCGGCATCTAGATAGAACAGTAAAGGGTGTCCAGAATTGGAAGAGTCACTCTGGTCAAACTTGTATGTGTTCTTTGGAATTAAATGAAGATACGGTGAAAATACACCATTGATTTTATACTTGTTACTAGAACCTGTACCGTGATAAGGATGGTCTGAAGTGGAAGATGCAACAGTTACATAAAGGACTTTTGTTGCAGAATCAAAATCGGTTGCATACTCGTTTGCGACAGTAACAATCTCGTTACTACCGTCACGCATATACAACTTTTTGTCATATGTGTTGACCGCAAATTCACCTTCTGCCAAATCCGAAGTAGTTGGAATGTTGGAGTGTGTGTGCGACCTTTTAAGTTTAATATCCACAGCCATTAGGCAAAACCCCTATATGACTATTTAGAACGTACCACCGTCAATACTTGTAGCAAAAGAAAGGGTATCGGAACTTGCCGTATAGGCCAAGAACCCATCGTTAGAACCACCACCATCAAGTGCAGACAAAGTATTAGCGGAGTTGGCAACAAGTACAGAACCTTTTGCGATTGAACTTAAACCAGTACCACCAGAACCTACTGCAATTGCAGTACCATTCCAAACACCAGTTGCGATTGTACCTAACGTAGTAATAGAAGTCTGACCAACATAACCACTTGCGATAGTGATTGCATTTGATGAAACTGTAATCTTATCTGCTGTTCCTACAACATCAATTGTATTACCAGTTTTTGTTAAACCATTACCAGCAGCGATTTGTCCAGCACCAGAGAATTGTTCAAATGCGATTGCAGTTGAACCAAGTGTGATTGCACCATTTGTACTTAGAACATATCCGTTGTCTGCGTTTGCAGTACCTTCTTCAGTAAATGTAAATGCACCAGCAGTCAATTCAGAGGCAGCATCTGCATCTGGTGTTCTTGTTAGAACAAATGCAGCACCAGCACCACCTGTTGCAGTAACTTTATAGAAACCGTTTTGAGTACCAGTTGTTTGGTCTTTGACAAGAAGTCTGTCATTTACAACAAGAGTAACACCGTCAACTGAGATTGCACCGTTAGAACCAGCAGTGATTGTTCCAGCACCGTTGTCATATGTTCCAGCAAGGTTTGCAGTTGTAGCAACTCTTACAGATGCTTTAACGTCAAGTCCGTTTGCGACACTATCAACATATGATTTGTTTACCAGTGAGTCTGAACCAAATCCTGCTCTTGCAGAATAACCAGAGGGAACGGTTACTGAACCTGTTCCGTTTGGCGCAAGAACCATGTCGCCGTTTGAGTTAGTTGTTGAAATTGTGTTTCCATTTAGGTTAACATTGTCAACTGCGATTTCTGTCATTCCTGCTAGTGCAGTGATTGTATCACCAAGTGATGTATCGGTACTACCAATTGTAATTCCATCGTTAGCAAGTTTTGCATTTGCAATCGAACCAGCAAGTTGAGTTGATGTAATACCACCAGACTTAACTGTTACTGCACCAGATGAAACTGCGAAGTCATCACTAGAGAATGATGCAACACCTTTGTTAGATGCGGTTGCGTCTTCACCAGCAATTGTAATTGTATCATCAGTAACAGTTGTGTCTATACCTTCACCACCAGCGAATGTTAGTGTTCCACCAGTACTGAATGTATCATTAGAACCACTATCTGCAGCAAGTGAAAGTGTTTGAGTTACTGTACCAAAAGATAATGCACCAGAACCATTTGTTTTTAAGAATTGGTTTGCAGAACCATCTGCGGCTGGTAATGTAAACGCTACACTTGCACCAAGAGAGTTTGGTGATTTAAGTTGAACGTGATGAGAACCGTTGTTTGTTCCCTCTTTCAGTTCTAAAGAACCACCAGTTGTTGCATGGTTTCCCACAATTAAATCGTCAATTGCTTTGTTTGAATCAACAAGAATTGCTGACCCAGCCGTTAGTGTTCCAGCGGTATGGTCAATTAAGTCGTTGAACGCTTTACCACCGATAAGTCTTACTGAAGAACCATCACCAATATAAAATTTATTATCACCTTTGGTATACGCTAATTCACCATCGGCAAGTGAGCCTGGGGCTGATGAACCAGTAGAC